TATTTTTATTCATTTCAGATAATATTCACTTTTCAATGTCCACTGCCAACTGTGCTGACTATAATCACTCAGGATTCCGAGAGATTATTTATCTGTTCATATCCATCCACCACGATACTATTGACTGCAACAAAAACCGGAACTGCACCAATCATCTCTGTAGATGAACTGACTGCTTTCCCGCTTCCGCTGTTAAATGGTATCACTACATCAGTATCCGGAATTATGTACCCCCAATATCCCTCCTGATTCTGTGCAATTTTGGCTCCACTCATATTTTTCATAAACGCATCAGCCAGTTTTATATTCGTCACATACTCTTCCGGCACACTCGTAAGGTAATCCCCCTTCGCCTGAAATTTTCCCATGCACCAGTCTTTTACCGCTTTTAAAACTTCCCTGCTCATGCCTCTGCTACCTCCTCGTCTGCTTCATTTAATATTTCCAAAGCTTCTTCGTATGTCATGCCACCTGTACCACCAGAACCACCTGCCAGCCCCAATTGCGCCGAAGTTAGGTTGCCCTGCAGCGTAATATTATTAATGGAAGGCTTGTTTGTAAGAAGATTATAATTGCTGGTACCTCCTGATGAACTGCCAGGAACAGTTCCGCTTTCGCCAACATTTGAAAGTATGGTTCCAAGTTTATACACCCGAAAGCAAAGGCTACCAGTTATATCAAAGTTACCCTCTATTTTTTTTAATTTTCCATCAACCCTTTCATAAACGAAAGGCCATATGGAAAAAACTATATCATTTGCAGAAGGACGTCCGCTAACTGTCATCAGATTAACGGTTCCCATATAATCTATATATTCGAGATTTTCATAATATGTAGGTGATATCGGCACTGCCTGCTGTGCACCAAAATACTGGCCAATTGCAAGACTTACCCATAAAAAACCATCCAATTCCTTTTTATTATCGCTTTCATGACGTATTCGAATCAGGTTTCCATTATTATTTTCCAAAGTATATAAATAACATGTCGCATCATCAAATAAATCCCTAATTGAAGCTAAAGGAATACGAGCAACTTCAGTGAATTCTCCATACGGAATTCTTTTTGAAAAAGTAAAATTTTGATTTTCATACCTACGACTTCCAATTCGATCCAGCATTTCCAGCTTTTTTGCGTTTACATTGACTGCAGAAGCCACGTTTCCCAACAGCTCACTCATGCCATCTATCTGCTCCTGCAGCTCCATGATGTTTCCAATCGTGGCAAATACAGAATTGTCAACCTCAAGCGTCACATTTTCCGTATTGCTTACCGTAGTTACCAGCTGAATATAAGCCCCTGATACTGTAATGCCGCCAAAGGCCGGCATAAAGCAGCTGCCTGATGTTTCTACCGCTGCTGCATATAAAACCTCTTCTCCTTCCCCGCCTCTGGCATACAGGGCAACCGTTTTCATATAGTATCCTTCTGTCAATTCCGTATTAGTAAAGACCGCCTCCACCTTTACAGAGATATCGTTGGTTCTGGATACCTTGGATACGCTGCTTGTCTGCCGGATTTCTGCAAGCTCCTCAAGGTTCCCTAATTCTTCCAGTCCATATTCCCTGTCAGAAGAGCAAACCTTTGTAAATACAACTTTTTCCCCTCCGGAAAGCATTCTGGCAATCAGCGTACGTCCGTTTTCTGTTGTAATCAGTTTTGAATAAACAGCCATTTCTTTCTTCCTTTCTATTCTCCTGTTTCATCTGTAATATTTATCTGCTCCATGTGGCCAAGCCCACCGGCTGCATGACAGCTTCCATCAATCTTATAAACTTCCACCTCTGTGGTAATTCCTCCGTCAGCAATTCCAATCTGTTCTACAAAGCATATGGTCCCTGCTGTATATATGCTGCCGGATGGCCGGCATGGCACTTTATTGACGGATACCACCACCATATTGCAGGGCATCATTTCCTGAATCAGCCGGTCAAGTTCCTCTGCCTGGCCGGTCCACTCCAAATGCGTGGTAATATCTATCTTATAATTGAAAAAATCTTTTGTTACTGTAAAGTCACTGTCTCCGCAGATTACTGCCAGCCTTTCCAGAAACGCCCGCAAAGTATAGGGGATTTTATTAAACCACCGGATCTGCACCCTTCTGCGCCTGCTCTCAAGCGTATCCGTTCCTGATGGCGTTATGTTCAAAATGCTCTCAAACCGGGATATGCCGGCTTCATCTGCTGTTTCTATAAATTCATTTTTGAGCACTCTGTCAGCACTATTCCATACAAGCACAAATTCCGGATTTTCTGCTTCCAGTGTTGCCCTGTTTTCCTTAAATTCCTGTAAAAAAGGGGGCAGATAGGAAAGCAGGTCTACTTCTCTGTTCATCCGGAAACACCCCCAAACACAGGCACTTCATAGGCTCCAAGAATATAATTTTCGGCCTGTCCGTTTAACGTAGTATCCTCCACATCTATAATCCCTCTGATGCCAAGTATTCTTGTCTCAATCTGGCTGATTCTTATGACCAAAGTTGCTGTGTCTGCCCATTCCCTTCTGAGCTCTGATAAATAGCCTGTAACTGCATTTTCTATCTGCTTTCCAAGCTTTTCCCAGTTACAGCCCTGTTCAAATGTTACCTTTGTTCTTACCTCTATCTGTACACCCTGCGCACTTTGAACCAGCACCACATGTCCAATCGGTGCAAGCCCGTATCCTTCCCCTGCATAGGTTTCAGGATCTATGGTTTTCTGGACAGTTTCAATCAGCTCCGGACTGGCAATATCATATTCAGAATCAAGAATCGTTAAAAGGACGCTTCCGCCTGTTGTCAGCTTCTTTTCCCTGGCTGCGGTATATACTGTATGCAGCCATTCTCTAATCTGTTCAGGCAGGGATGCTTCTATGCCCTCAAACCATTCCTCTACCGCCCTCGAAGGAATCATGTCGGCCGGACGAAGATCACCGTTCCATACTCTAGTCACCTTGGTGCAGCCCACACCGGGGATCGCATTTGTTTTCTCCAGATAGTCCCTGACATTTCCTCCAAAAGCCCTTGAATCAAAAGAAGAAAAATATCTCTGCCTGAGCGCTTCCGTTCCCTCTTCATCCTCTCCCGGAATCAGCACTTCCGTAAGCTCCGCAGACTCCAGTCTTCTTATATATTCAATGGGCGTCATAGTGCCAAGATAACGGTTCCCCTCTTCCCCTTCTGTCTCGCACTGCACCTTATATACTCCGTCAGACAGCTTTTCCGTGACAATATAATTGATTTTGCCAATATTAAAGCGCCTGCCCATTACATCCAAATCTTCCGGGACAAATTCCCCTTTTAAAATGGCATGGGTGGCGCTGTATGGCGTAATTCCTCTTTCCCTGCACCGCAGAATTAAAAACTCCCTTGTGGCGGTATCCCCATAAGCTTCCTGAACAATAGAATCCAGTGAGATATACAGATTCTTAAGCTCAATTGCGGTAGGCGAATGGGTGTCCCAGATCACGGATCCTTCCCTTTTATCAAATTTGCCGGGTACACGCCCAAGCATCCGTTCTAAAAGCCGCTCATATGTGATTTCTTCAAACATCAGATCTTCACCTCCTTATCTGCCTCAAAGTCGCCTACAGTCGTATGCACCACAAAATAGGCATGAACTGTTCCTCTTTTTGATGTATCAAACTTAAAATCCCCCACCTCCTCTATTCTGTCATCCCACAGCAGTGCTTCTCTGATGCGCCTTTCCAGTTCAGGACATACAAAAGAAACCGGCTCTCCAAACAAATCCTCAAGCTCAATTCCATAGTTCCAGGAATAAATCAGATACCGGTATCGCTGGGTAGACAGGATTTTATACACCGCCTGTTTCATTGCTTCGATACCGTCTACATGTCCCCTGATTAATCCGCTGTCGGGACTCATTTCATAAGTATAGGTTGGCTGCTTTTCTACAACAAAATCTCTTCCCGGGAGAATTGTATTTCCAGGTATCATCCGATTCTGTCCAGCACCAGATATTTCTGGCCGCCTTTATTCTGAACCAGAATTACTTTGTCACCGGCTGCCAACCCGTTATGAACGGTGACTTTCATCCTTTTCTTAATCTTATGGGCATGGGATAGATCACTACTTCCCACATTTCCCGAAAACCCATGTCTATGCGGCGGTTCCCCTGCTTCTCCCATTTCAAAAGAAAGACCGTGGGAATGCTCCCCCAGCGCATCTTCCGTAAGGGTGTCTACCGACACCTCCGTTTCAAAATCTGTCACGTTTCTGGATAAAACAAGCTGGGATTTCCCCAGCTTCATTTTCTGCTCCACATCAATCACCAGCGGCTCTGTGCTTTTTACTTTCCCAAAGAAAAAATTCATTGGTTTGGATGCATCCACTGCCTCCAGTGCTGACTTTTTAATTAATTTCAATAATTCTGCTGCATCAGGCAACAAACTCGCCTCCTCTCAATGTCAGATCCATAAAATGTTCGCCATTTTTAAAAGTATGCTTCACTTTCTCAACAAGCATAAAATTTTCCACTTTCTTATCTCTTAAATCAAGATTTACCACCAGCATACTTCCGGCTCTCACCCTTACATCTCCAAATGCATTTGTAATCCGCAGGTTTCTGGTTTTCTTATCATATAAAGAAAGCAGGGCTTCCGCTTTGGCTTCCCCGTTTTCGCCCTCTGAAACTGTATCGCAGTACTGTAAAACACCCCACTTATTTATGTTTGCACTATCTTGGATAATACCATAAATCTGCCTTTTTCCTGATTCTGCATCCTCCTTATACAATTTAATCTTGTTATAGGTGCTGTTATCAATAGATGAAGTATACTCAAAATTTTCTCCGGTACCTTCATCAATCATCAGATACGTGCCATTTTCATTCTTCACATACATATCCGCTATGTTTTTTACGGTAAGGCTTCCAAAATCATCATAGAGCACATACATCTGCCTGGTGTTTACCAGCGTAATATCCAGTGCATTTTGTATGATATCAAACAGAGAAGTATCCATTTCTGACCGGTCGGCTATCACGTAGCCGGTATCTGCAATTTCTCCGGCATTCAGTGCAAAATCCGCTGCAATCATTTTGATCAGCTCTGATGCAGTCTGATTTTCATATACATAAGTGTCCTTGTTTTTCAGATATCGGAGCTGGTCATAGGCTGTAACGGATATCCTGTTTTCCTTATCCCTCTTCTGGGTAAACACAAACCCAAAGAAAACCTTTGCCCCATCCACACGAAGCTGTACTGCCGAGCCTTCCGAAAAATTAAGGATATCATCAGCCAGTACCTTAAATGTCAGTCTGCCCGGTACGCCCCAGCGTTCCGTTGACCATTCAATTCCATCCTCCACCGCCGGAATATAAATTTCGTTACCGCTTTCCCCTGCTATAAAAAGTTCTGTTTTCATGCCGCCTCCTTACACTCCGGGCAGCCTTATGACCTGTCCTGCTCTTAGATCATAAGGCCCTCCCTTAATGGTATCCCGGTTATTTTCATAGATCAGCGTATACTTTGAACCATCCCCATACATTTCCTTGGCAATTCCAAAGATGGTGTCGCCGGGTTTGACCGTATAGCTTCTGACCTTATTTGTTGCAGGTGCGCTTTCCTGCGACCTTGTCAGCTCCACGCTTACGGTATATGTACTGGAAGTGTCTGCCGGGGCACCTGTCACTGCTCCTTTTACTGACACACTTTTTGTTCCATATTCCCTGTATTGTTTCAGCTTGATTTTCACTGACAAGTCAAAGCCATCTTCTGCATCCTCTGTAATCCGGTAATCCTCCATAGACACCTTGATGTTGGTTCCATATAATGGAGAGCCATCCGGCATTTTTCTTGTTACAATAAACTGAAAAGGACGCTGTCCGGATTTCAGCCTTTCAAAATATTCCAGATACCAGGAAGCGCTGCGGAAGCCGGAAGGATATACCGCAAATGGATATTCCACCTGCGGTATCATACATTCAAACTCTATTTCTGTCAGCCCTGCTGCCTTGAGCAGATTCACCTGCCCTTCATTAATTAATTTGACAGTCTTGTTTTCATTCCTGATACTGACCTGCAGCCTGCCCGGCGCAATGGGCAAAAGGCATCTGTCCAGGTAAAAATCATACCCTGCCATGTTAATGCACCCCTTCCGTAATAATATCCGCAGCTTCGCTCACTGCATCTGTAAGACCTGTTATCACGCCATCCAAGTCCATACCGCCGGAAACATTGTTATTGTTCGTCTGTTCAATTGTGATTGCTGCTGTTGTAAACCTGTTGACTGCCTCCTGCTCCGCAATATCCCGCATAAATTTCAGGTCCTCTTCCGATATCTCAAGACCATCTTTTATATCATCCGTGTTGTCTGAAATATCTGACAGGTAACTGCTGTAATCAAAATCTACAAACTGGTTCATGTCCGGAATGCCGGCGCCTCCGCCAATTCTTTCTCCAAACTCTGCTCCCTTATTCCATGCATCCTCATAATTAATTCCCTGAATATAATAGTCCTGGGCATTTTTCTTTTCCATGACGACCTTTCCTTCGCCAAATTTATCTGTTACCCAGTTGTCAAGATCCGTACGCCATCCGGCTATTGACTCAGCAAGGCTGGAGCCAAAAAGCATGTCTATTGCAGATGCCAGTCCTTGGAGCCCGGCAAGGGCAAGGTCAATAAAATCAGCAAAGGCTCTGGCTGCTGCTCCAAATGGTTCAGTAGCTACATTAGCAAGAAAGTTTGCAAATGACGCAATACAATTCCATAGAGCTACAATTCCATCAAAAATAAAATTGATTACGGATATAAACAAATTTCCTATAAAAGCTCCTGCTACCGCGAAGGCTCCACACACTTTCTGGGCCACTGTAGTAGACTCATCACCAAATTTATTCATTGACACAATTACAGCAGTAATTACTACAATCAATGCTACTATCAGCATAATGATCCACATGATAGGGCAGGCATACATGGCCGCATTCAATCCCATCTGTGCCGCAATCTGTTTCGCAACTTCTTTATTTAATGTCCCTGTTACCGCTGCCTGCAGCATCATAGCCACTGCCTGCGCCATATGAAGTCCATAATTAATTTTTTCTATTACTTTTACTGCCATTTGCCATCCATAGTATATTGCAAGCGCAGACGCTGCTCCCAATATAATGGGCCCAAGAATCCCCCAGCTGTCTGCAATAATATCAGCAACAAATATCATCAATTCAAATACATTTATAATTACATTCGCTAATATAACAAGGGCCTGCACTAAATAATCTACCATTTCCTGAAACTCCTGGCTGTTTGCCACTTCATTCAGTCTGGTAAACACCGGATCAAAAGCCATAATCAGCTGATTTTGGATAGACTGACCAATCTGTTCAAAGGTTTTCGGCATACTCGCAAATTTGGCATTCGTCTCATCAGCCGCCGCAAACATGGCATTTTTTACTATATCTGCGGTAATCTGCCCTTCTGACGCCAATTCCCTTATCTGTCCAATAGGAACATTCATGTAGCTTGCTATAGACTGGATAATCGTAGGCGCCTGCTCAAAAATACTGTTTAACTCATCTCCCCGGAGCACACCGGAAGCAAGGGCCTGTGTCAGCTGCAGGGTAGCATTCTGAATTTCAGTGGTAGAAGCTCCGGCAAGAATAAACTGCTTGTTTAACTGTTCTGAAAAGGCTACTACTTCCTCTGTAGAATTAAAAGCATCCTTTGCAAGATTACCCAGCTTTGCAACTGAATTCATCATGCCCATGTAGGAACCTCTTGACCTTTCCGCAGCTATAAAAACAAGCTCCTGCAGTTCTCTGGTGGTTCTTATCCCGTCATTCATCATATCAAGTTTTGCCCGGGAAGAAGCCAGTTGATCTGATATATCTATCACCTTTTGCAGGCTCTGTATACTGATATATGTGGCTACCATTCTTTTTATAATCTGCGACAGGTTATTGGCATTCACTGTTCCCTGATTGACTGTCTGATTAAATTTTTCCTGCTCCTGTGTATTTTGACTGATCTGATCCTGCGCCATACTGATATTTTCCGTAAGCTGAATATAATCAGCATTGACATCAGAAATATCCATTCTGTCCATTGCTCTGGTAAGACTCTGCTGTACCTGAACTGTCTGCTGCATCTGTCCTTTCAGTTGTATCATCTGAACATTCGCTTTTTCTGTTCCTAAATTGATCTGCTGTTTAGCTAATACGGATATTTGATTTTCAACTGTCTCAATCTCTGCTGAAATCTGTTCCATTTTCTGCATAGTATCCGGAGAAACAATTTCAGTCGTTCCCGCAAGCGCAGCTACCTCCTCCTGCTTTCTTATGATCAGTTCCATCTGGTCATTGATGCGGCCTATTTCTCTTTCAAAATTATCCAAATTAACATTATTAAAAATCCCGTTGTCTGCTGCCTGAATACTTACAGGAAGCTGTAAAGCTGTTGTTTCCATCAAAGAATCTGGAAACACGGGTTCCACGGGGATTCTCCGGCTGGTATGCTGTGCACTGACATTTATATTAAATGATTCCGCATCCTGCAATGCATTTCCAAGCTGACGGGCTGCCAGCGTAGCACGGTCAATTTCATCTTTCGCTCCTTCAAGGCTTACTGTATCAAATTCTGCTCCTACAGCCTCGCGCATATCGTACATGGCAGAAATGCTTAAATTAACTGCGTGGATCATTCCATAAACTACTGTACTGAATTTATCCTGCAATTCAATGCTTGTCATAATAGACGACGCCATAAATTTTTCACCTCCTTCCTGTTTTCAGGCTTTCTATCCTCTGTCGTTCCTTTTTATCATCTTTACACTTGATTTCAATTGCTGCTATTACAAACGCTTTTTCCTGTTCCTCCATTTCAAGAAACACAGACGGAAGAATATGAAGCTTTAAGAGGGCATAATAGGCAAAATTTGATTCCCATTCGCCCTCCTCTATTAGTTTTTTGCCTCATCCACCTTATCACTAAAGGAAATATCAAATCCCTGGAACTTCTGCACATATGACATAAGTTCACTGTATTCTCCCGGATCATCCACCAGAGCCAGAAGAAGATCCTCCGGAGTCTGCACCCCATAAGAATCCTGAAGCTCTGCATCATACAAATCAGGATAAACTACAGAAGCGGCTATCATTTTTTTGATATAATCACTGGATTTAAACTTTTGACGATAAATTCCGGGCTTTCCTGTGACCTGCACTTCCTTCATACAGCTTTCCCTCAGCTCTTCATTTTCCTTTGAGGAAATATGCCTGAACTCCCAAAGCAAAGGCTTTCCGCTTTCATCACAGAGGGAATTTGTAGCCGCATATTTTTCATTTTCTTTTACAACTTTGTTGGCTTTCATAAATTTTGCAAATTTTGACATACTTATTTTCTCCTTTTTCTGCATACAAAAAGAGCTGACCTCTCGCCAGCTCTTTTTATAAATTTTATTATTTGTTACAATTCAACTTTTTCTACTGTGGTATGAATACGGTCATTTAATGCCTTAACCAGCTTACTGCATATGTAAGAATTAGGAGAATCACATAAGACGATCGTTTGTTCTTTTCCACGGGCATCTTTATAAATAACAACTGCATACCCTATTATCTGGCGATCTGTCTTTGTCTTTGGTGCTGAACCTATAACAGCACCGCTTACTCCAAACATTGCCGCACCGGCTACGCCCTTTACAGCACTGCTTTTTAAATACTTAATTTCATTTATATCCGATTTGAAATCCACATAAGTAATTCTTGATAAGGGAAGAGAGTATTCTTTCCCTCCGCAGGTGATTTTCAAATCTGCCGGACTTATCACGATCCGACAGGCAGTATTTTCCACTGCATTCAGGCCGCTCACATGTTTAATTGAAATAAATCTCTTTATACCGTTCGCTTTGTCCTGCCTTCTGATTTTATTTATTTCTCCCTGTTCTTTGCAGGCAAATATAAGAAATTTGATCAGTAAGAATATCATTACACCATAAAATAAAAGCTGTAAAATTAATTTTGTTTCTTCCATGACCGCCCCTCCCTCATATCATCATTATATACTCCGGCACAGGACCTGTCACGAATATTTTCTTTCAGGCATCATCTGCTAATTGGTAATAAGACCGTTCATTGCCGCAAAGGATTCCGGCATGGAGAAATCCTCAAAAGTAAAGTTCATATCTTCATCCAGATAGTCCCCGTCCGCATCAAACTTGGCCAGTATGCCTCCATCAATATTACAGCCTATGAGAATGATTGTCTGGCGCCCTACGGAACTGGTATCATCTTCATTGGATATCTGCATTTCAAAATAAATATCCCTTCCAGTATTTTTATAGAGAAGCATCATCTGTCTGAAAATACTGGTATTAAAATGAAACTTTGCACTCCCTGTTCCACTCCATCCGGTTGCCTTATTTCCTTTCCCCGTTTTTCCCAAAATAGGCACCTTGACCTTTGTTTTATCAAATTTGGCTTCAAGGTTGATCGCCTGCATCAGATTATAGCGGCGTCCCTCGATTGTTGCATAGCATTCTGCAAGTGCCGCACTGATCGTATCACTTGCAATCATTGTTGCATTATTAAGCATGATTTTTCTCCTTTCCTATGAAACCACACATGTCATGTATAACTTATCCATAGCATTCACAACGGTAACCGCATCCGTCACAACTACAGATTTTTTTGAATCCCCCTGGGATACGGTAATATCTGAATCTTCAAACCCTTCAATCGCCCTGATGTCGTTCAGCTTCTTATGATGCTGTACCAGATCTGACCAGAAAGAAATCCTTCCCGCATTGTCATTAGGCACCACTCCCAGGTATCTTGTATTGAATAATACCGCTATGTCATTTGCGATCTGGTCAATCACACGGATTGTCTGGTTCTCCTTAAATACCTCACCGATAGTTTCCGTTTCATTAACCATGCTGTTAATGTCTGCAAGCACCCGCACATCACTTCCTACCCTGTGGAAGGTAAATTTGCCCTCCTTCATGGATTTGGCCAGCTGGGACTGCGTCATTTCGGTTTTTACCTGAAACTCCCCGTCATAGATCCGGTTCTGGTTGGACCTGTTTACCTGGCATCCTGCAATAACCCCTGTCACCCAGTACACAAGGGAAGCCTCTCCGGCATCAAGAACTTTGTTTTCCACATTGACTACTCCATAATAGTCTGCATCTTTCTGATAGAGCACTGTCTGAAATTTAATGCCCATTTCCTCACGCATTCTTTCTGTAAAGGCTGTGTACAAAGCCTTAACGGTATCGTCCGTTGTCTCAACACCCATTGCATTGAAGCAGTAGCCTTCCATTTTATCCAAATACGCCTGATGTGCTGCACCGTCTGTTTCCTGATTGGTTCCTCCGGAAAGAGGCGTTGCCGCTGTTACCGCAAGCTCTGCATCCTTCTTAAATTCCACAAATCCGTTTTCCTTAAGGTCTGCTGCTGTTTTTACAGTCTGTTCATCCACCAGCGCTGTATCCAGCATGGTTTTTACGTCAAACATTGTATCATCATCTACATTTTTCTGAATGATTATCTTTAAATCATTTCCTCTGACGCCGCTGTATAATGCTGTGGCAAATGCATTTGAAGCTTTCTCCCCGCCGCCATTTAAGCGGTATGCATACAACAGCTCCACATTACGGAACAAATCCCGCAGCCCCTTCATCTTAGGATGCGTATAATGGTAGCCGAAAATCTTCTGGCTTCTGTTTTTAAAATCGTCGCCAGTCACTTCAATTACTTTTCCCTCTGCTCCCCAGTCCAGCACAAGGGGCATGGTGGCAATCCCTCTCCCTGACAGGGAAACATCTGCCGAAGCCGCTGAAACAAAGTTAATGTAGGCCCCGGGAATTACTTTGTTCTGCACGCTGAACGTGTCTCCTCCTAATGCCATATCATTTCACCTTTCCTTTCAAAAAATTTTCTATATTCTTTTCAGCTTCACTGATAGAATATCTTTTGTTTTCGGAAAGAACCGCTTTCAGCAGGTCTCTCCTGTTACTGAATCTTTTTGATGCAAGAAGCTGGTCCAGCGTAAATGTCTGCTCCTTTTCTGCCTCATGCACTTCATTCTTTTTCTTTGCTGCCATCCTCCACCTGTCCTTTCACTCCTACTTTTGTTAAAACCTCACCCATTTTTTCCGTTTCTTTCTTCTCATAAACGAAGAAATCATAATTCACGAAAAAGTACAGCACACCGTCTTTTACCTCCGGTTCCATCTTCTTTCCTCTGATTAAAGCAGCATCCATACGAATATATTCCAGGCATGAAAACAAACGCTCTATGACACGATTGCATTCAGTCTGAATATCCTCTGCAGCCGGGATATACTGGATGCAGAAGGTATTAGTCCGGAAGTATTTTCTTCCCCTGAAAATACGCTTTTTCGGAGCATTGCTGATAACAAAAAAGCAGGGATTTTCCATTTCCTGCTCTACCTCTTCCGTATAAATCTTGTAACCATCACCAAACTCGCTGTTCAGGGCAAGACTGACTGCCTCTACAATCTGATTAATCATTCATGCACTCCCTTAAAAACCGTTCTATCTTATCCTCAAGTACCTGCGGTGTAATCTTCTGTAGATCCTCCACTGCTTCTCTCATTATAAATTTGCCTTCTACCCAGCGCTTTTTTAAACGTTTTCCTATAGCAGGGACAAACCTTCCCGGCGTCTGTCTATGACCGCTCTCCACATAACGGACATATTCCACCGGATTAATTACTTCTATGGTATAAGTATTCCCGTCACTGCTGACCTGTATGGTCTTTAGAAAATCCTGAACTTCCTTTGCTCCCGGTTCACTCTTTCTATTGCTGAATGCTTCTTCATAAGTTTTGGAAATCCATCCTCTTCTAAGGGTTCCTCCCACCATGCCGCTGCCTGCCGGATACTTACCGGGCTTTGTCCTTTCAACTAAAAGCATAAGCAGTCTCGCTGCCAGTTCCTTTGCTGCGCTCTGAAACAGCTTATCTTTATTCTGGGCAAGCTTTTCCAGATCTTTAGCAAGACGCTCCATTTCCCTAAAATTAAAATTCCCTCCCATCCTGTCAGTTCCACCCTTTCCAAGCCTCAAGGACTATTTCCTGATGGCTTGTATATACTGCCGCCAGTGAACTCATCTTATAGGTTTCTGTTACGTTATTTTGTGTAACCACAATCTTTGAGCCGGGCCTGACCAGCATTTCCGGTGCAAGGAACAGTTTTACCAGCTGCTCCTGTTTTGCACCTTCTGCCTGCTTGTAAGAAGGCATTATTCTGGTATAGGACAGTTTGCAGGCAGCGTCCTCATAAACCATTTTCTCCTTCTGACCTGTGATTTTCGTAACCGGATCTGTAACATTGGTTTTCTCATAAATATTGCAGGTGCCCTCATACAGCTCCTCAATCATCTGCCTGTGCATTTTTCTTGCATTTAAAAGCTCTGTCCTATCAATCATGGCGCATCCTCCTGTAACGGTTCAACTGGCCTTTGTAGTCCTTTAAAATAGTTCCCTTTAAAGCATCATCAAGCACGCTGAAACTGGTAGCGGTATCTCCTTCTGTAATGGAAGCCACTCTTAAGGGAACACCGGATTCAGTCGGCTTTTCATATCGGTATAAATCAACCGCCATCCGGAGACATGTATTTTTTAATCCATCCGGCAGTTTATCCAGATTGCAGTAATTAAGCACCGTCTCTTCCACAATCTCCGCAATAAATGTAAGGGAAACGTCCTGGGAAGTGTTTTCTGCCGACACTCCCAGAAGTTCCTTAATCCTTGTAATCTCCATAATGCTATCCAATCTTATGCCTGATCTCAACAATGCGGAGTTGTTTGGACTCATAAACAGGGTTCCAGTTCTGGGCCATTGCCAATTCTGACCGCAGCGGTGTCTCTACATTTTCCCTGACCGCTCCTGTGTAGGCAATTCCTCTGGGATGAAGAATAAATGCTTTCCGGTTGATCAGATAGTCAATACCGCCGCCTGTCTGCTTATCCCTGTCTGTTTCAGTGGCAACATGCCCTACCGGGCTTCCGTTTCCGTATGCAATGGCGCCGCTTCCAAACAGATATGTAGAATAAACGCTATCTTTCGTAACAGGACATCCGTCATCTACAGTTACCCTGCGCCCCTGATAATACTCGAACTCCACATTCTCAGAATTTCTTCTGCTGTCAATCAGTTCTTTCTTTTTCAGGTAGGATTTTGTAGCTGAATGCATTACTACCCCTGATAACTGCCCCTGTGCATCTCCTAAAAGCTGGCAGCCATCAATCATGGCTTCCGCACTGATAATCTTTGCTGCCGCGCTGGTCTGTTTGGTAAGATCCAGAATATGGTCTGACATGGGTGTTTTTGCTGTACCGCCCTCCGGCGTGTAGCTTCCAAATACGCCTGAAAGAATGGCGATCAGTTCCTTCTGCATATCCCTTGCCCAGTAAGAGGCAACAAGATCACCGATTGCTTTCGCCGGATCTGCTCCGGCAAGTGCCGCGGAAAGGTTGCTTGCACCCCACATTTTCTGGCGCAGAATGGTAGTGGAAACATCCTTGTTTGATCCAATTTTGGCCGGAGTCATTTTTACATCCTCAAGGGTTGCTTCCGATTCTCCCTGCAGGTCCTCAAAAAAGGGCATGTTGTGGGTTCTGGCTGCTTCACTGGCCAGCCGGTCAAATTCCGGGGTGTTTACTACGATACCGCTCTGAAAAAAAGCGGACAGTTCCATTGTCCTGTTAATGACATAGGAGTTAAACAGCTCAGGTACGATTACATCTGAAATTTTTGTGATTGGCATAATTCATTTCCTCCTTTAAATTTTTACTCCGGCTGCGGCTGCCAATGCTCTCGCCTGCTCCGGATTGTCTCTGAGCAGTCTGCCCTGCTCCGTCATGTTAAAAGTTTCTTTTGCAAATGGGTTGGACGCTGGCGGATTTCCTCCTGCTGCCGGCGTGTAGCCTCCCTCCAGCTTAAACAAGTGTGCCATGCTCTTATCTTCTTTGTAGGTTTTTAATACATCCTCCACACCGATAGGCTGGTTCTCCTTGTCAAAATTAAACTTTTCCAGGCCTCCATGCTTATAGATCAGGTAATCTGAATCAAGCACCCCTGCTTTTGTAAGTTTTTCTTTCAGTGCATAAGTTTTTGCTGTATCCTCTGCTGCTTTTTTAAGCTTTTCAGTCTCAATCTTATATCCTTCGATCTTGTCCTGAAGTGCCTTATTGTCACCGCCTTCTTTTTTAAGATCATCAATGGTGTCATTGGCCTTTTTAAGCTCTTCCAACTTATCATTGAAATCTTTCTTTGGTACAGCATGTTTGGGGAATGCTGCAGCAACTTGTTTCATTACTGCCTCCACATCCAGCTTTCCATCTGTAATAACAGCCTTTTCTAAAATTTCTTTTAACCATTCCATCTTTCTTCTCCTCCATAGATTTTTATTCCCGCTCTCCGGGTGCTGGGTTGGCCGGTTTATTCTTCCGGCAAAGCAGGGTAGTTTTCTGCCATTCCGGGCATATAAAAAGAACGCCTGCTGCCAAGCGTTCTGATTATCATAACTTTATGTGCGTTGCACTGGTGCAACTTTTTGAGAATATAAAATACCATCAGGTATCTGACTACTGATGACATATAATTTTACATAGAAAAGAGATTGTTTGGCAGGCGTCCCATTCTCCTGCATCTCTCGGATTTCTCCTGTCAAGCCAGCGGCGTGTGGACGGGGACGAAATCTTCCACCTCAAACAATCTCTCTTTCATTGTATGCATATTATAAAATAATGTCAAAAAATAAATATGGGCATTACTCATCAATTACAGACTGTATGTCGTTTAACGTAATGTCTATCGTGTCCCAGTCCTTTGGTGAGCTCCCCACATCAGCAAGAAAATGCGTTTCATCAAATACTTCCACGATAGCGGCACGTCTGCCATCTTTCAAAATAACTGAACAATATTGTTTTATCTCCACCTTTACACCTCCTTGATATATGCGCTGGTCATAGAAGTAGTTCCATCTGGTTTATATATCCATCCAACCACTACATTGGCCGGTGTCCCCTTTAATCCATTTATCACCATTTTCTGTTCGAACCTCTCGCCAAATCCTACATCTCCCTTTGATACAACTGGATAAAGAGAAGCCTTATCTTTAATTTCTTTTTGGAGCATTTTCCAGTTATTAATATCATATCCCAGCCGGTTCTTAAAGTTTTCTCCTTTAGGAATTCCATCTTTGTTATTTCCGCCAAATAAATATTGTGTAAATTTTCCTTCTGGCAATGTAGCGGTTCTTGCGGCTGGAAGTGCTAATTCTGGATGATTCACTAATCTGTTTCGTCGGGAATAATCTAATTTTGCAAACCGCCATCGCTCACTATCAGTATACTTCATCTCCTGAAAAGAATCCAGCGTTCTAGGTATGTCTTTTCCAAGAACCTCCTTGTATTCCTCCAATTGCTTTTTGTCAGTTGATTCATTCCGAATTTTCTTTATGGCAAGAATTTCTTTGGGATCATCCTTGATATATTTATCAAACCATTCCTGATACGTCATATCAGCAGGCACTCTGTATTCTTTTCCAGTTGCCGGATCAAGTGCAACTCTTCTTCTATCAAGACCATACCAGTTATTAAAATTGGATGCAGTGCAGCATCTGCAGTTGGGATGAAATGGATGTGCGGTAACCCCTACCTCATACTCTGACATTCTAAACACCTTACCATCCATGCTGCCACATATATCACAGGTTTTTCCATCAAGAGTCGCTATAACCTTATACTTTTCTACATCCAGTTCTTCAAAACACTTCCTGCTGGCCTCAGATGCTATGGCGGATTCCTCCGTCATGATCAGCGTCCCTGCCTGTGCTTTGCTGACATTCATTTTCTTAGCCAGATTGTCGATCGCCTTCCGTGGTGATTCTCCCCTGATGATATTCTGCACAAGCTCCGTATGAAGCTCTCTTACCAGTCTTTCTTTGTTCTGCCATATCCGGTCAGAAAATACCCTGCCATCCTGTGCCCAAGGGCGTTTCAATACCGCATCAATCCTTCTTATATCAATAACTGCAAGGTTTGTCCCCACACCGGTGCCCTTTGCAATCTCATAAGCAGTCCGGTAAAACTGTTCCTTAAATACCTTTCCAAGAAACTCCGCTGTCCTGCTTTCATACTCTGCATAAAGGATTTCTGCATGCTGCTGGATCTGCAGCTTCAATGCTTCCAGATAATTGATATGGTATCTTGCCGAAGCATTTTCAAGCTCCTTCATCCATTCTTCGGAAACTGCATTCTCCCTTCCCTTCTGTATGTACTGTTCAAGCGTCCATTTAAACTCTTCCAGCTCCCCCTTTTTTAGAAGCTTTTTTGCGGCGGCATAGCTGATCCCGTTATTATCCGCCAACCGGTAAAACCATTTTTCTATATCCGACTGAATATCAAGCTGGGCCCTTCTGAACTGCTCTTTGATATCCTCATAATACTCAATGCTCTTTTGATGCTGTTCCTCTTCAAGCTCCATCATTCGTGCTTTCCAGTATTCATCACTCTTCGCCATCTACGTTTTCACCATCTTTCCCTTTAAACGTATCTCTGTAAGTTTCCGCATTTTTTAGCTCCGCCTCTTCCTGCTCCTTCATCCTCTGCTTTTCAAGCTCCAGATTTTCCACCCAGGGATGATTCTTCATAATGGTTTCGTCAGAAATATTTCCCTTGCTGATCTGTGCAATCGCCGCAAGCTCCTGATCGTTTCTGACAGAGGTCCTTGTCCATGTCTGGGTGATGGTGTCGTCTTTGATTGAAATGTTTAAAAGCCGGCACACACAGCGGATAAACCTGCCAAAGCTGGGGCGGAACTCTGTTTCCTGTAATCCTGCTTTCAGCTCTAAAAGGGAATAAAGAAAACTCAGGGCAACCCCTGAGCTGTTTCCAAAATTCTGTGGATCGGGATCTATTCCCTGTCCCTGCTCAAATATGCATTTTCTGGTGACTGCCAGCAGCTTTTCTCTTGCTTCCACCGGAATTTCAATTGTAAGGGTAGATACTCCTGACTTATCCCCGTCGCCATCATTATCCACTTTAATTGCCTTATAGTATTTCAGATCGTCCAGAAACTCATTTAAATTCTCGCCTCCGTAATTGGTCAGTACAAAGATAATCTCCTGAATATCCTCCAGATCATTGACAAATCCAGAAAACACCTTGCAGTATACGTCTATCAGCGGTTTGATGTTTTTCAGGTCATTTGTGCCAATATTGTTGTTGGAGAAGGAAAAGAATGGCACTTCGCCTATTTCATGGCTGTAATGATCAGTCATTTCACTTGTCTGTGGATCTGCAAGGAACATCCAGTAGGAAAGCAGTTCATCAATCACGTCCCCTGCTTTCACCCGGTATGACCAGCATTCCGTATCCGTCCAGTATTCATAAACTTCATAACTGTCGCCGCTTTCTTCCTCTATGTCAGGATACTTCCTGAACACTGCCAGAAGTTTCTTTTCCAGACTTTTATCCCATATGGGTATAATCTGGCCGGAAGGCACTACAGCATAGTTATAGCTGCCATCCTCTCTCTTCCACACATGAATCCAGCCTACTGCGGCATTAGACGCCTCCACACAAAGATCCTTGCATACTTTGGAATATTTATCTCCAAGAAATTTTTGCAGCATACGGTTAGCTTCCTCGCCGCCTAAATCAAATACCGGCGGTGCTGTAAACATGTATGCCGCTTTCTGATTGACTAACAGGCCATGAAAATTAAAGGGTATCCTGTTGTCTGCATTGCGCAGGGGCGTTTTTCCCTCATTTTCCTTTTTCTGCTTTTCTTCCCGGGAAGGAGCGCGGAGTACGTCTGTTTCATTTCTATAATACCGCTCTGCTTCATCTGCATTGCGTACAAATTCCGAATGCCCGATTGTATGTTTTTTAATTAACTTTTTGATTGTTTCTATATCCATACTTTAGCTCCTTATTTCAATATTGTAAGACCGGAAGGCCTGCGTATAATGGTATAGGCCTGGTAGCGCAGCGCATCTAAGCAGTGGTCATGCTCTTTTACCGGTTTATCTTCTCCCCGCTCTCCTGCCTTGGCATCCCATATATAGGAGGCAAACTCTTTGATGGTATTCTCACAGGATTTGTCTATTAAAAAGGAACCCTGATTCAGAAGCGTTGCCACGAACCGGATTCCATCCAATACATCATTTTTTGCCTTTTTTACTTTATAACCATCCTTCTCAAGCTGGGCTTTAAAACTGGCTGCTGATGGATCAAGTACCACCGAGCGGATTTTGATTCCGTCAAGCCACTCCGTAAGATCCTCTGAAAACTCTGCATCTGTTTTCTGCTTTCCTTTTTCCCTGCCTGAATAATAATACTCTTGCCTGCAGTACCACTTTTTATCCCTGGCCTTATTCCAGAGAAGAAATGCGGTAGGGTTCTGAGTACCGTAATCACAGCTTACATAACATTCTCTCGTCCAGAAGCTTTCTCCTGTCTTTTCTTTATAATCGGCTGCCAGCTTTTCTGTATCCACCACATGCCTGTCCTGATCGAACATGTCATAGATGATGCCCTCTGCCATAGCCCACAGCCCCATGATATTACGCTTAAAGAATACCCCTTTATAATTGCTGCGGTACCTTTCCTTGATTTTTTCGGAAAGGCTTAAGTTATCATCCATTGTGAAATGGACATACAGCAGTTTTCTTAATTTGATATCTTTACCGTCCTTGGCAGCTTCTTCCTTTACCTTTTCAGCTTTCTTTTTCCCCAGATAACCGATAGACAGATCAATCCAGTTTACCTTAAACCAGTGGTAAGGTCCATCCGGGTTGCAGTTGAACCAGTATTTTGATCCATCCACAGAACAGCGTCCGGTGGCCTGATTCACAAAACTTTCCGGCATAAGCGCAACTTCATCAAAGAAGATACCGGCAAGGGTGATGCCCTGAATCAGATCCTGTGAACGTTCATCCTTTCCCCCGAAAATATAGAAAAAGTTTTCCACTCCATTTCTGGTCACTACTACCAGGTTATCAGCTCTATGGTCAGTGACTCCATATCCTCTGCTTTTCAGCATCAGCTTGAGCCAGAAGAGCACATTTCTTCTGAATGAACCGATTGTTTTGCCACACATGCCGAAATTCTGTCCGTTAAAACTGGACATGGCCCACATGACAAAAGATAATGACATGCTTATGGTCTTGCCTGATCTGATTGCCCCATCTGCTATGATTCCATCATAATCTTTCACCGGAGAATCAGGGCACCACCAGTTAAGAACTTTCCTCTGCTTTTGAGAAAATGGCTTAAATTTAAATATCTGTTGTATCTTCATCCGCCCAGTCCTCCGAAGCAATACCGTTTAATGCATCCAGAAATCCATCATCAGCTATGACAGAATTATCATCCGCATCCGCTTTTGCACGCAGGAGCTTTGTCCTGGCTTTCAGAATATTGATTCTTGACCTCTGTTCTCCGGTTGCAAGATCCCAGTTCTTATGAAGCAGTTCATCATACTGCTTAACCATGCTCCTAAGTTCGCTCTGTGCGCGTGCCTGTGATTTCAGGAAATTGGCCTGTTTGTCCCATGCCTGCTGAACCTCCCACTTTTCGCCTATGACCTTTCCATCCTGCTCTGCAATCTTCGTGGTGGTTTTATCCTGCCTGTCTGATACATACATGATCTGCTGGGCCCGGATAATGGCAGCATAGGCAATCTGTATCTGGTCCCGCAAAACGTCCAGCGGATCAGTAGGCATTTCCTCTATAATAGAAAAGGTCTCTTCCGGAAGGTATTTCCGAAAAAGACCATGTTTTTCTGCATTATTATTTTTAAACGGTGCCCCGTGTCCGGAAGCATTTTTATTTCCTGACTGGGCGCCTTTATGTTTAGTAACGTTACTATTCCCATTTGGTAACGTTACTTTATCCCATCTATCCTGATTTTTCCATTTCCTGACCTGCTCTTCTGACACCTGCAGTTCTTCCGCAATGTCCTTAAGCAGGCGCTTTTTGCCGCTTTCCAGCCAAAGCTGCTTTGCCTTGTCCCGGCTGGGACTTCTTGGTCTTGCCATTACCACCACCTCTCATTCGTTTGTTTTGGGAAATATTAATCATTTACTTTAACTACTAATGCAAAAAGAAAAAATAAGCATACCGCAACCATTATCAATGTATCCAATGCCATTGCACACATAATTGAAAAAATATGCATTGACCAAATTCTTCCAAAAATACATATAATAGAAAAGCCTATCGCTATAAGCAAGTGTAAGCAACAAGTAACATACGACAATAAAATTGTTTTATAATGTCCTGTTACTTTAAGCATATCAAGAAATTTTCCATTGCCAAGCGTCAGCAAAATTGAAACAGCAGTTATTAAAAACCCTAATAAAGTTCCCCAAATACTAAGTATTATCTTAAGATCCTCTATACCGTCATTCGCATCAATTAAAAACGAATATTTTACACTTAATTTTGTTATAATACAAAAGGAAACAAATGCTAACAGTACTGGTAATAGTAAAATAGAAACCCTATCTATCTTTATCGCGCCAGAAACTTTTGGATTTGCCATAATTCACCCCTTCATTTTTCGCAATACTTCACCACTATTGTATCAAAGTACCTTCGGATTTCATGATACATTTCTTTTGAATCAATTGTCCTTTCATTAGTTTTTGTCATAACAACTTTGTTGACTAGTTTATCAGAAAGTAAGTCAATTTGATTGTTAAATGATGTCTGACTAACAGAAAACCTTTCAATATCATCTCGATAATTATCAAGAAGATATTTTATCTCCTCATGAGATAATGGTGCCATAAATCCTGCAAATTTATTCTTTCGGGTTTTTCTCTTTTTTAAGACTACTTCAAATGTATCAGTTTCCGGTACTTCTGCCTGTATTGCTCTGAAAATACTTTTTCGGGAAAGGACTTTATTATACGCATCAGAATTAGTTTTCACTGAAAAATCAAACAAACTATACTCTTCGCCCTCAATAAGTTTTTCATAAGCATCATAATTTAATTTTGCCCTACAGGTAACCAAACTTGCTTGAATACCACGTTTGAGTATATAATCTGATATCGCAGTCGGCCTCGCACCAGAAAAATTATATTCTGCTCCCATTATATCGTATGCAGGAAAAAATACACAATGAGTAATCTCCGCTATATTTTGATCTGCATCAATATAATTTCCCAAATTTTCTAGTTTGCCTGCTTTCTCAATAAATGGTAGCGCATCTGTTCTGCATAAAACCATTCTAAATTCAACATAATCCTTTTCAAAGGTATCAACAATGACAAAAATGTTATCCTTATTCCTCGTTTTTTCCACAAAATCTTTGTAATCATCTGCATCTTTTTGCATTTTAAAAAGATTATCAAAAAATTCAACTATCAAGTCTTTAGAACGTTTATAATTTTTTGTTAATTCATCTTGACATAAAACATATAAATCATAATAGTATAAGTGCCTTTCAACCGTTGGTTTTGCCATACAAAATCCCTCCAAATACATTTTTCTTTATCATACACCAAAATCCGACAATTTACTATATTACATATAGGTAATGAAAATATATATAAACAAACTGTGCTTAAATACTTTCAGAAAATGTATTAAGGAAATTTATCATTTCATTAAACTAAGAAAAATATCATCAAATTGATTGCCTGTCACTACTGAAAAACTTCAAAAATCTTCTCCCATATACAGTTAATGTATTCGAATTGGATTTGGTCAAGGAGCTTACTTTCAACCTGTTATTTCTCGCTCCTCTTTCAACTTTTTCCAAATAATCTGCCATGTTTCGAACATTCTCAAATAACTTGTCATAGTCACTTTCTCTGCGGCTTTCTATTAACCCTAGCCTTGAAAGCTTTTCATTTATGAGATTTGTCTGTGTTCTGTCAATATTGTAGTCCTGCCAAATCTGTACAATACTGTCTTTATCCTCATCCAGCTGGAGGATTTTAAGTTTCAGTACTCTAAGATCAAGTAGCGTTAATTCGTCCAACGTATCATAATACATCATCACAACATCTTCCTGCGGATGGCCATCTTTTACCAGATTGATATATCCATTTACAATGTATTCTATTTTTTCTTCCTGAACTGCCTCCGCTGCATGATCTGCCATAATTCCAAAATACTGATTTTTGACCTGCAGGGCAATCTTATCATCCAGTTCTGCATAATACTGATTGAATTCGTCCATTCTGTCCATCAGTTCTGAAATCATTTTCTCAATATTCTTTTCAAACCGAGCCTGCTTATATGACATTATCATACCACCCACTCCTGGAATGAGTGAACCTGCTATCTCACCAACAGTACCCGCAACTACTGCCGGAACAAAATTTTCTGCTATTCCCTCCGCGATTTCAGGAACAAACAAATCTGATACTATATCCAGCATTGGTCCCTGAGCCGGTTCAATCATTTCTTTTATCTTTTTTACGAACTGTTTTTCTCCCATGTAATAAATCCTTCCAACACACTTTTTTATATCATACACTTAAACAGGGCTTTTTACCAGATTGCCTGTATAAAATGTAGAAGTACCCAATCGCATCAATGACTGGGTACTTCTAAAAATGTATTGGGGAGTTTTTACTGACTACACTATAACACATATGAAATATCGCATTCTATCTCATATTAAAATTTTTTAATGCTTTCGAATGAATTTTGTGTAAATGCTGCCAACTAAAACACATTTTTACAGCTATATCCTCCCATTTCATCAATTTTATGTACCTATACATCAAAACATCTTTTTCATCTTCATTTTCAAGCTGCTCTATTCTATCTGTTATTTCCTTACACTTTTTAACTCTCTGATACCGGTATTTCTTATACTTCTTTTCCTCCTGATCAAGCAGGGCTGCATAGGAAGAAAGATCATTATTATTGTGTGCATGGGGCATTCCATCATTTATAACTTCGGGCATCATTCTATTAAGACGCATTTCCTGAATCCTAAGTTCGCTCCGTTTCATCTGGCGGACTATCTTTTTATAGCTTTTGAGGTATTCCTTTTTCGATTCAATATCTGCATTCTTTTCTTGTGTCATTTTTTCCCCCTTTCACTATTTTTGGGTGAAATGAAAAGGTAACTTCCACCTTGTAAGTGTAACTTCTACCAGAGATAAATTTTTATGTTCAAAAAAGGTTTATCTCTGGTATTTTTGTGTTATTATGAGTGTGAAACAACCAAAATCACCTGATTTTTGAGCACGAAGCAGCAAGGGTACAATTTAACCATTTTTTTGAAATATTAAATTCCACCCGCGATTGTGTTGTTTATGTACTTGAAATTCAGTGTGCTGCTGGTATTTTTTGTTTTTGTTTATTTTAGAAGTTCTGGGCGCAGGGTGATATCATTTGGGGAAATGAAATGTGCGCCCAGAAGGTCTAAAATCTTCTGCCCATAGAACATCCGGAACACTTCATACGGGCTGTGGTTGCCAAGACTTGCCCGGGAATAAGAATTGATATGGTCCATCATAAGATCTATGTCCGCCTGGGTGAGTCTGTCAAAACTTGTTCCTTTGGGAAGAACCCTCCGGATGAATTCATGGTTATTTTCCGCAGCGCCTTTCTGGTAAGGTGCAGACGGGTCGCAATAGAATACCCGTGTACGGTGATTGAATTCCGCATCGGTCTCCAAAGCAACAGGATTTGAAAATTCACTTCCGTTATCTCCCAGAAGGACAGGAAAAAGGTCCATGAACCTGTCAGGACGCAGTTCCCAGTAAAGGCGTTCAATAACATCAAATACCGAAGCAGCCGTATTCCTGTCCCTGAGGAAAGCAAGCATGAATTCGCATTTGACAAAGTGTAAAGTCAGCAGGACTTTTCCGCCTTTGCGGCCTTCGACAGAGTCCATCTGTACAACAGGGCAGTCAGGGAAGCCTTCCAGAAACATAAGGAAATCAGCATAGGTGCGCCCGATGCGGCAGGCCTTGTCCACTTTGAAAGAATCATGGGAAGAAGCTCTGGGCTTATAAGAGACCTTTCTGGGGAGGTCAATGTTTCTGGCAGAGAAGATGCCCGCATCCACATAATTATAAATGGTCTTTTCCGAGAACATGACCTCATCCGGGTTGTTGGAACAGATATAATGGATGGACTGTCCCTTTCGGATTAAGGGAGAGATAAAAGAGTCAAGGGCAAGAGCTTCGTCTTCAGAGATACAGATACCGGAACGGGATTCGGAGCGGAGAATCTCATACTCCTTTTGGGAAGCCTGAGGGGAGTAGATATGCTTTTCAAGAGTGCAGTTTTTCCTTTTGGGACAGCCATTGCAGACATAAGGAGGCTGGGATAAATGGGGACAGAATTCCTTGAAATAATCCTGACAGTAAAGATGGCACTTGGAACAAAGGCTGCACTTTTTAAAACGACAGGTGGGGTCAGAACAAAGGCCGGAGACAGGACAGTTACGCCGGTTGGCGCAGTCATTGAAAGAGCGTCCAAAGCAGCCGGTCTTCTGGAAAAGCATATGGTTGCGGACTTCCTTGGAAATAGTGGTACAATCCCGTCCCAGAGTCCTGCCGATCTCCTTAAAGGAAGCAGAAGCATCAAGCAGGGTTTTGATAGTAAAACGTTCTTCAAAAGATAAATGCTTATGTTTGTTCATAGTAGTATCCTCCCTCATATCAGCAGCACAAGAGGATGATACACTAAAAAATGTAAGATTAAAATCCACCCTATCCTTTGTAAGGATAACTTCCATGGTCAAAAGAAGAAGAGGTGGAATTTAGTTTTGCAAATCACCTTCACTATTTTTGCATAGATAAAAATATTAGCTCATACATTCTTCCTTGCATTTATCCGTACCACATTATATAATATCTACAGCATCAGTTCTGGAAAGAATGCGGCCTGTCCGTATTGCCAGTGTCTAGGTTCAAACACATATCTATCCCTCAGAACACTTGGCAGATGATGCGGTTAAAAATAGTTTGTTTAGGCGCCCCCTTGGTCATTGGTTCAAATCCAATCTCTGTAGAACATTTAGCGGAAATATTACTATTGATTTTGCTGTATGTTGCTTATCTTTATATAAGCATAGGTAATTGCGAAACAAGTTCAAAATCTTGATTCCAATAGGGCAAAGGCCCGGTTGAGCCGGACTTACAGGGGGGATGTGGATAACGAGAGTTTTAAGACATGAAAACAAAGCAGATAAGGATATCTGCCCGTGAAATGATATGCGGCATGTAAGGTTATGCAATCAGAGGTTTTAGACTGCGGACATATTGATGCTTGTGCAGTTTGTCAGCCGCCATTACAGTGATAAGCTGGGTAATCCCAGCGAGAAGCAGGTCGGCATGAAGCGTCTTCTCATTTTGGGTTTTACGGCCGGCAACACAAAAACTGTCTTTGAAGTGGTTGATGGATTTCTCAACATTCACTCTGATTTTGTAGGTGGAATCCCATTCGGCCGTACCGCGGACCGTACCAGGATAGGCACGCAGGTTTTTCTCGGGATAAATATAAAACATCCTGCCGCAGGGGGATTCAGTACAGGGATTTTCACAGTGGCAGACACGTTTGCTTTTACCGGTTGTTTTATCATATTCCCATTTCATTTTTGGGCATACAAACTTCATGGTCGGCAGCCCGCAGCGGAGATGGGATTTGCTTCCTTCGCGTTTCATTGGAAGAGACGGGTCTTTAGGACAACAGGGGACACCGTCCTTATTCAGCGGGCAGTCTGATTCCGGAAGGGAGATTCTGCCGTTGAGGGGAATGTAAGCCTGCTCAAAGGAAGCTTCCTGTAACAGGTATTTGTAGATTTCC